CCAAACATTGACTGCCTCGAAGTATGGATAGTCGCGATTAATCAATGCGATATAATCGTTCTTTGTCACAGCACGATTTTGAGCAATATAAGACTTTGGTGCTGTAAACTTAATCTGATCAATGGTCTCTGCTAAAGCACCAGCAGAGGATTCGCTTCGCAATGTCACTGTAGTTGTTGTATTTGTTAGAATACTATCAAGTAAACGAAATGACTTTAGTCCATTTGCAGATAAACCAGAGGTCACAACATAAGAAACAATGACAATATTTCCGTCTGAGAGTTTCTTTCCAATTACATCATCACCGAAATAAATCTGATAGCGACCATTTTTATTTTCTTCAAGATAATAAACCGCTGCTGTCTCATCAACATCAGTTGCGTCTTGCGCTAATACAAATGTTTCTAGGTTGGCATTTTGCGTTGATTTTTGTACAGCGACAAATAAAGTTGAGGTATCAATGCCGCTATCTTGCAATTCAAATACTTGATTTGGGTTTGTTTGAGAGTTATAGGTGTATGAGAATGTTACTGGTTGCCCTTCTTTGATTTCTAAGTTCTCAACATTAAACAATCCAGTTGTTGTATTCTTAGATACAATACGAGCAGACGGTGTCACGAAGATGTAGTTAGTACCGTCTTTTGTTTCAGAGATAAATCGTGTGAAACGAGGAATTACAATAGAACTATTTGAATCATTCGCAACTGGAGTGATTGTTAGATCGACTGCAGCTTTTGCTGCAACGCGAGAACGAGGAGTATATCCTAATAGTTTAGCGTGAGAAACAACTGCACCGCGAGTAAGTGCGGTATCAATAAACATTTCGTTGGCTACCATATTTAAATAGTAACCCATATAATGAGTATTATATGCAAGAACATCGAGAAGCGTAGACAAACCTGATCCTTCAAAGTTGTAATCGCTGAACTCTGATTGAGCCTGCATGAACTCCTTTAGATTTCTTTTGATTGTATCGAAATCTAATTCAGCAACTTGAAGTTTTGCGTCAATGTTTGCCATGTTATCTTACTCGTTCTAAGAAGAAGGTGATTGTAATTGGTTGTGGATCATTTCGAATAATAAATTTAATAGAAACATCATATCCATTATTCTCATAATCAGGGTTCGCGGAAACATCAAGTAACTGAACTCGAGTCTCGTAATTAACAATTGTTTTTGTAATTTCTTCGATTATATTATTTGTTGTAATATTATCTATTGGCTCAAACAAGTATCTCTTTAAATTGCATCCGAGTTCTGGATTAAATAATCTCTCATAATGTGCTGTCTGTAAGAGATTACCGATAGACTGAGCGATCGCATTCTCATTTGTTTTCTTAAGAATGTCATCAGTGATCGGATTTGGCATAAAATCCATATCGATATCACTGAATGTTCTTGTTGCTAATCCCATCTTTAGGTTTCCGTTGCAGACGCTGCAGTGTTAAATGCCGTCTTTGCGCTCGCAGTTCCAATTCGACTAAACAATGCATATCCGACACTACTTGTATCCGTAAACTGAGAAGCCATACCAACTACTGTTGTTGCAGAGGTTAAAGTATTGCTTGCTTCGTTGAATGCATGCGTATCAGAGTCAACCACAGCGTTCATAGTATTTGCATGATTATTTATAAGGAGTTGGCAATCGTTAACGAGAGTGGTTATCTGAGCTGCATCAGTCACTGAATCTAATCGAGAGATCTGGTCTAATTTTTGTCCAACCACATATTGTAAAGAGTTTGATATATTCGTAAGTTTGGTATCTGAGAATAGTGCCGAAGCAGTATTTTGAATAAAACTGTTTGGTGACTCTCCCGTCAATCCACTTAAATTGCTACCAGCATCTTTAAGTTTATTGAAATCAGGAATGGTGTCAGAGATAGAGGTTGCTTGCCCTGAGAGTAATTGAGTATGCGCCTGAAAATCAGTAAGAGCATTCTGTATTCCAGTGATTCCGTTTGTTAATGCGCTTAATTGACCGCCAGAAAGTTTACCTGTAACAGCTGTAATTTGACTACTCAACCCAGAGATTTGCGAGCTGACTGCACCTTCTACTAAAGACATAGGATTTTGAGTAATTGCAGTAATCGCTCCAGCTGCGGATTGAACCTGAGAGATAATTCCTCCAAGTTGTCCGCCAATCGCACCAAGACCACCCTGCTTAATTGCAACAGGAAGTCCACCAATCGTGACTGTTGGAATCTGTTGTAAGAAAGAACCGCCCATATGGAGTCGGTCCATAATTGTCGACTTGAGTTCAGAAATGATATATGCTTCTGCTTTCGTTACAAATCCCATTTTATCCTCCTGTATTTGCCGAGGTTGGGGCAATGTTTACGGTTTCAGTTTTTGGATATAGCCGTTTTCCTGTTATGGTGACAATCTCGCTTAATCCTTTATTTTGAATTTTGTTTATTTCATTTTGAACATCAATATCAATATTAAATGGTATGTTCTTTTCTGATGCGCCTGTTGCAACTTGAGTAATCTTTCCTAAAATCTCACTCTTCGAAGATCCAGTTAGAGACAAAATATCTCCTCTTGCAGTATTAATTGCAGATTCAGCATTTGCCACCTTGGCTGTAATTTCTCCGATTGGAAGAGAGGAGCCAAGATCTTTGATCGTAGAATCGAGAGTTGTTTTTAGATCGCCGACCACACCAGAGACAGATGAAGTTAATCCGCCAACTGCCTTACCAAGAGTGCTACCAGATAGACCACCAAGAGCACCACCACCAGCAGTTGCGCCAGTAAGAGCAGAGGTAACTGCACTAGTTGCATTTGCTGCAGCTCCAGCGACCGTCCCTGCTGCGGCAGAGGCTGCAGCTGCAAAGTTTCCACCCAATGTTGAAACTGCATTATTTCCTGCGGCAGTTGCTGCAGTTTGAGCAGCAGTTGCTGCAGACGCTTCGCCTTCGCCAGCTTGAGTTCCGCCACCAGTTAAACCTGCACCAGAAGCGGAAGCAACAGAACCGCCCTGAAGATTGACTTTTCCTGCAGGAATATCAACAACAGATCCAGCAAGTCCTGCTGTGGATCCTTTGAGATCCAAACGACCTCCTGCGGTAAATTTGCCACCACCGCCAGCCTTGAGATCCATTGAACCTGTAGATTCAATGTTCACTGAACTGCCTTTTATCTTAATTTCACCATCAGCTGCCATATTAATTGCAGCAGCCTCAATATTCACTGTTGCAGTTTTAAGATTAAAATTGCCTTCGACGGTGATAACTGCTTTACCCTTTACATAAATGAAATCATCGCCCATGATGACTTCATAGTTGTCTTTTTGCACTCGTTCGACTTTATTGCCGTCTTTGTCAATCTCAAAGTATGAACCATTGCGATGTGCTAAATGCACTCTTTCTTTTCCTGGAGTGTCATCTAATTCAAATGCATGACCTGATTCTGTTTCTAGCGCATAATTATATGGATATTTCGGAGCAAATGCTGGTGCTGGCTCTGACCAAGTCACACCACCAGCAGACTTCACACCCTTCTTAAGATTCTTTTTTCGTGTTGCAATAATTGTACTATCTGCCTTGCCGCGAGCAAGACGATTCGTTGTTGCTTCTTTTAGATACTTTGACTTTGGATAGGCTTCTGCATTATCATCTGGTCGTTTTGGTGCATCTCCAAAACTCTTTCGTGGATCACTAAATCCATCTTCGTATCTTGGTTTCTTTTCTGGTTTTCCTGGAAACACTCCCATGATAACTGGATTTTGAGCATTGTCACCATCCATAAAGAAACCAAACACCATATCGCCTTCTTTTGGTGTGTACACTGCAGGATGATTCACAGGAATAGTTGGATGAGCCCAAGGAAGATCATTCGTTGCGATCTTTTTCTTATCTTCAGTGTGCCAACCGAAACAACGAACGCGAACACGACCAAGCTGTTCTGGATCATTGCGATCTTCGACAACGCCAACCCACCAAACAAAACCCTCAAGACCTATAAAATTCTTGCGCGCTTTCATGAGAATTTGCTCGTGACTTTTTCAAGCCCATCTTTTGCAGCAGGGATTTGTTTTGAGAAAGAATCAGAAACTAACTCTACAATGCTCTCGAAATCTCCCTTATCCATTCCAGAGAACTTATGGCAAATAGCCGACACAAGATAGTTTCCTGTGCGATATTCATCTGGAACTTTACCTTTTGCATCTGCGCCTTCGAACTTTGGAAACTCATACTTAACAACTTCACCAGCTTTCAAGAAAATATCTCCAGGAATCACAATTTTAATTTTGGTATTATGCATTGCTGTCATATGCAATGCGCGATTCATCATCCACTTATCTCTATCATTTGATTTTTCAGAAGATGTATCGTTAATCGCAATGTTTGTTAGAAATAGAGAATCGTGCGTAGCAGTGATTGGCTTCTTATCCATATTCTTAAGAGCATTAGTTGCCTTAAATTTATTCAACAGATTATTCTGCGCTTCTGCAGTTTCAATCGAATAATCGTGATAAGAAAAGGATTGACTGAAGATATCTACGGATAAAAGTCTCGAGGCATACCCACCATTTTGAAGATTTTTAATTACATCAAACTCGCTACGAATCTCAAAAGCGTCAATAGAGTCTTTGTTATTTGCTGGGTCTTGATCAACTGTTTTGATTTCGTATTTTAATGTCTTAAGAGGCTTCTCTTTGATTAGAGTATTGTAAGATCTAAACTGGAATCCATCTCGATCTTCGTAAAAGAAGTAACAGTATTTTGGTGGCTTACTGGCATCATATGAACGAGATGCAGCCCATTGAATAACCTCGAGAGGATTCATCCCTGGAACCACTAAATCATAAACACCGCTTGTTGTATCCATCTTTTTAATTCTAGATGGATCAACCTTTAATTCGTTCAATAGAATATCACGAACGATATCGACGGTTTTCTTACCCTTGTATGCTTTGCTTACCTTCTTTTGATTTGAGAAAACTAACTCCTCAGAGCAAAAGTAAAGTACGAATGTTTGACCTGAATCAGAAGCAGGTTTTCTGCTGCCAGTCTTATAGATTCTAAAGATCTTTTCGATTGGTTTGCCTAGAGACGGTTTGTCAATAGACAATTTTAAATACTCATTACCGCAAAAGTAAAAGTTACTAAAGATGTCATGACCATCTTGCACGACAATACTTCCACTCATAACAGATGAATAGATGTCTTGAAATAGTTGCAGTTCAATATAGATTTTTCGAAGGTCGACAGTTTGACCTCCAGAATTGATGATCTCTAGAACCTTAACATCAAAATTTTTCGAACCTGTTACGCCAATATCTTCAGCCATCACTGACTCATTAATTGTTTAAATTCTTGCTCAACTCGAGTTACATACGCAGGATCTAATAGTTTTATTTTTCTGCGCTTTTCGTTTTCATTAATCTCATTTTGATAGTTTGAGATCGCTTTATTTCGCGTTACAATGGTTGCTACTTGACCGTTTGCAAGTGTATTTTGCTCAGTGCTTACTGTAACGGAAGTATCAGCAGTTCCAGGAACTGTGCGATCAACTAGAGTCTCAGTCACAAAATTATATTCTTTATCTGAAATGATAGAGGAGACTGATGATTCGTAGAATTTTACACCATTAAAAGTGATTGTGGTTGTGATTTCTTGCTCATAATGATGTATGGTAGTTTGCGCTTGAGTGATTGTTTGATCATATTTGTTCTTCACATACTCATCGAGAACAACCGTCTTCATCGGAAATTCATAAAATGGATTAACATATTTGTTGAACAAAAGAACAAGCCATGAGCGAAATGCACTACCATAAATTTTGTGAGCAATAATCTCTGGGGTGTCTGATTCTTGCACTTCGTATTCGAAATAAATCGCAGAGTTGTCTGCAATTTCTTTTAAGAATGCAGAACGAGCAAAGATATTTGTTACAGCTTGATTATTGATAGTGTTCTTATCAAAGGTGTAAACCAACTTTGGGAAATAATTAAAGTATCCAAGACTAGACATCAGTAACCTTCCTCAATACGACCCTTATGCATAAGTTCGAGCTCTTTAAATCTCAATTGCATTGAAATGTCAACTGGCATACCGTCAGCGAATGTCGTCCATTGACCCGCAGCTGCATAGTTAACATCGATGCCGACCAAAACGCATGAGGATATCTTATGAATATTTGTATTTTCTTTTCCGTTATAGAAAAACTTGATATCAAACTCAGCGGGTGG